CAGGGTCGGTTTTCATAAGTTTAATAATATCAGCGCGTCTGTAGATTTTCTTGGAAGTGCTTGAGTCGGGATTACCACGTGTGTATCCTGTAGACCCTTCCTTGACAGCCCTCTGTCTCCCATCTTTTTCTGATTTCAGCGTCTTATCAATAGAACCCTTACGATCTTTCCACAAGGAAAATAACTCGTTAGCTGATTCTACGTCATAGTGCTGATCTGCTGCAACAAACATACGTGTACGTATCTGTGAAGCTTGTATCCACTCTGAAAACTTAGGATCAGCTATGATCTCAGGTATCTCAGGGTGAGCTTGCTGTAAAGCAGACATAGACGTTTGCTGTTTATAAGCTCTCGTAGATGCTTCTGCCGCTTTCACTGATGGGTGATTATCTATCGCCCTACTCATTGCTTTCTCAGGGTCAGAATAAAAATCTAATTCTTCATCTGTTTCGTCAGTTGCCTTTTGTGGCTTCTGATCTTGGAGTTGTGTGTTGATATAACTATCGACAACATTACGTAAGTCACCAACTTCTGAGCTTTGACGCCCTAGGAGCTTTTCAGCCTCTTGGTGCATTTGCACTACATCTTCTAATGACTTACCACTATATTTGTCTGGTACTGCTACAGGTTCAGAAGTAGCCTCAGGTTTGCCTTGCTCAGGTTCCGTTAGGTTTTCTGTCTCTTCGCCCATACCTTCTAAGCTATCAAAACGCTCACTATTTAAGTCCTCAGTATCAAGGATAACTGCTGCCATATTAAACTCCGTACCTTAGTATTATGGAGAAAGTAAAAATGAAAGGTTCCTAGTGTTAGGAGTTAACTTTCTCTTCGTGGACTCTCGCACGTTCATGTTGTTTAGCCCATTTTAAAGAAGCACCAGCGAAATCGCCAGAGAATGGTTCTAATACAGGTCGTGGAGAGGAAAGTTGTCTGGTTGATTGAGCTTTACAGGTTTTACACAATTGTGTGTCTGGTGAGCCTTTAACCATGTGTTCATTAACGTGCCCGTTGGCACATTTGTAGTCGTAGAACCTATACATATTCTTCTACCCTTTCAGAATCCTCTTGTCCTGCTAAGGTTGTTTCTTCCATGTTAAGGATAGCACCTAGTATGTTAAGTTGTCCCTTACGAAAGTAAAGGTCTTTATCATCTTTGGTGTGTTCTACTGAGTTTATTGCATCAGCATTGTTTTTTAAGTCAGATATTAGTGTTTGCCAACCTTCTGCCCTAAACAACTCATTCATGCTTTTAAAATAAACTTCTAATTCTTTGTTTGTCATTTAAGATATTACCTTTTTAAAGTATCTTATTAATAATACATCTATTATAACACAATATGACGTAAAAGTCAAGATTTTTCTTTACTTTGCTTCTTAAGTGTGTTAGAGGAAGATAAAAGCTCCATTTCAGCTTCTAACTTTGTGATTTTATTAAGCAGGACAGTATAACTACTGTTTACCTGCGCAACCACATCTTGTAGTTCTTTATTGGATACCATTATTACTACCTCGTTGTTGGTTATTGTTACGTAAAGTCATTTCTTTATCTTTAAGCATACGATCTGCTACTGCTAGTCTACGTTCAAACTCACGATCATCATTCTCTCCATCCCTTAGGTTGGTTGTGATAGCTTTTATACGATCAATTTCCATTTCCTGTGGTATGGCTTGAGCTTCTATCATAAGTTTCTGTGCTCTAGCATTAGATTCTTGAGCTTGTGAAGATAAGGCGGCTGTCTGAGAGGCTTGGAAAGCTAACTGGGCAGCTTGAGTCTCTTGAGCGTTCTTAGTAGCTTCTGGATTAGGCTTTGCAGCTTCATCTATAAGGCTAATCAACTCTTCACGATTAGATAAGTTCATGTTATCTACAATAGATTTAAGCATTATAGGGTAGTAAGGTGTTTCCTTACCCATTGTTTGTAGTAACTGTACAAGCTGACTCACTTCATACTCACGTGCAATAATACCTAAAGTACTAGACGCTCTAAAGTTGTAGTCAGATACAGGGTAAAGCTCAGGCTCATACTGCATATAACGCCAAGCTGCTTTCTTTATAAAAGGTATTAGAAAAGAGTCTTGGAAGTTAATCAAGGTACGCTTGTGTCTCTTGATAATTGCGCCTAGAGACATTGAAATGCCAGCAGCAGTTGCCTCACCATTTATAGAACCTCCAACACCAGAAGAGTCAACGGCACCTGTAGATTGTTGAACCATTGACTGTAGTGCTTGAGCCTGAGCAAAAGTTATTTGGCTTACGTTGCCAAAGTTGAAAGGGTTAATTATCTCACGTGGGTCGCCATTAGTTAACAGCAACTTACCAGCACGAATCTCTGGCTTAGTGCCTCTAGGGATGCGTGTAGCGTCCATAGCAAGCATAGGGTGTACTGTGAGTGCTAGGGCGTCTATACGTGCCCTTAGCTCTGCGTCTAGGGCTTTCTGGCTGTTGTAACCTTTCTCACATACACCTCGACCCCAAAAACGTGAAGGAACTACGTCCCAAGGGAACGCTACTACTGGTCGATCCTTCATCATGTATGGGCTAGCTTCGGCCTTAAGTAAGTGACCTTCGTTAGCAATTATGACAACAGCTTCTATCCAATATTTTTCTTTATCTTCTTCGTCTAACTCGTAGTCTAGTTCTTCCTCAAGCATATGTCGAGGCACAAGACCATAATACTTAGTTAGGCGTGTCTTATCATCTTGGTAAGTTGTAAAGCTAGACTGATCTGCTTCAATTTCAAAATCATCACTAGCCGAGCCTATCTCAATATCACGATAGACACCTTGCTCTTGCAATTGCTCTACTGTGTGCTGACCAACAAACTCGTCAATGGCTACACCTAGGGCTTCTTCAATGTTAGTGGCTGTAGGGTCAATACGGAAGTTCTGAGGTAAGATAGGTCGTAGGCGTACAGCAGTGCGTTTAGACACAGTAACACCCACAGCTTCCATAGCACCATCCATGATGGATTCAGTAGAAGGTTTCATCTCATTAACTTCTTCTAAGACAACCTCACCTATGCCATTACCAAAGACTGCTGAGTTGATTAGACACTCTGATACGTCCCTACGTACCTTACACATATCAAAATCTTCATGTAACTTGTTACGTAAGAACTCTATGTCTGCGGTGTCTGAGTCACCCATGTTGTCTCTAATGTCGAAATACGTGCCACGACCAAAGGTAGCCTCTTCTATTTCAGCTACGTTAGACTCTACGGCCTGTTGTAAGGCTGGAGCTATAATACGACTACGTTCTGCCTGTCGTGTCTTATCTTCTGCCGCCCACTGACCACGCCATAGGCGATAGTATTCTTGGTGCTTGTCTGAGTAGTTGCTATCGTAATAGTCTCCCCAATCATCCACCTTACTCATAACCCATGCTTTAAGTGATTGCTCAATGATAATTGGATCAGTTGATTCATTGTTATCGTTTAGGTACATTTTCATAATTTAATATCCAGAAAGTGAGTCAAGGGCTTCAAAGTTATCTAACTCTTCAAAGTTACCAGTGTAGGTTACTTTAGCTAACTGATCTATGTAAGCCAGTGAGTCTATCAAGTCGTCATGGGTTAAAGGGTCGGGGAAAGCAAATAACTGGTCAAGGAATATAGGGTGCCATTCTTTTTTCTTTTTGTTTAAGGTTACACGCCCATGCTCAAAACGACCCTGTAAGGCCCACATGATCCTGTCAGTCTTGCGTTGATTACCATGAGTTAGTTCTTCTACACGAAAGTAAAAGTCTTGTCGTTTCATCATATCCATTAAGGGTGACATAACAGCTTGCTTAGATATACCACGCTCTATCCCTATGGACAAAGGTTTGTAGTCCCTTACTGCTTGGAATATCTTACGTGCTGTTTCATCTAAAGTCCATCTACCATAAATAACATCTTCAATAAACCAACCCTCTTCATCTACCCATACTATAGATATAGCTGACGAGTCTAAACGACTTGTGTTGCCTTTCTTTTTAGACACATCTTGGAAGCCAGCTAAGTCTATGGCAATGTAGTAGTCACCATCTGACGAGGGCTTAGTACCAAAGTTTAACCATTCCTCTTTAAACATCTCAGAGCCTTGGTTCTTAAAACTAGCCATGAACTCTTGTTGGAAAGCATGAGTTGACATAGATTTCTTAGCTACGTCTATTTCCTCAGAGTCTAAGGTTTCATTGTCGTAGCTGGTGAAGTGCCATGCTGTGAAGGTTAGGTCATCATCACCACTTAGCTCTGCATACTTGTATAAGTCATAAAAGTGATTACGACCCTTGGGTGTGCCTATGAATAAGCAGCCTCCCTTTTGGTCAGCTAAGGCTGGTCTTAGTATCTCTTCAAAGACCTCAGCTTTCATGTCTGCGTACTCGTCCAGCACTAGAAACTTAAGGCTTACGCCTCGCATAGTGTCGGGTCTATCTGCACCCTTAAGGCTAATGGTGGAACCATTGATTAGGGTTATCTGCATATTGTTTATGTGTGAACTTCGTATGACAGGAGCACCTAGCTCGACCAGTAGTTTCCACATAATGTCTCTAGCCTGTCCCTGAGTAGGAGCTACGTAAAAGACATGAGAGTTAGGTTTATCAGCTTGTAGAGCATTGACAATCAATAACCAAGCAGCTAGTCGAGACTTACCACAGCGTCTACCTGCGGCTACTACTCTAAAGCGAGTAGGGTCTGCCCATACTTTCTTTTGCCACTCAAGTAGTTCTATGCTTAGGTCGCTCATATTATTTCGTATTCCCCTTCTTGAGCATCATCTTGATCTGGCTGAGAACTAATGTCAGTTTGACCTACACCAGTAATATTAATCTGTATGGCACTCTTGCCACCACCCTTAATGATTTCTTTCTCAAAGGCTGCTACAGGGGCTACCCTATCCATGACAAGCTTCCATGCACTTGCTTGGTTCTTATGGTCATGGTCTAAGGCTGCGTCAAAGATAGCCTCAAGGACTTTAGCGGACTTAGGTGACGCAAGCATACGAGCCTTATACTCGTTGATAATAGCAGCGTCACCCTTAGGTCTGCCTATGATACCTTTAGGACGCTTAAGTGCTTCCTTCTTAGGTCTACCTTTTTTCTTAGCAGGAACCATTGTTGCTTTAGTCTTATGGAAGTTACGATTCTCTCGTCCCTTTTTAGTCA